CAGCTGGGGCATCTATTAATCCTCGACCACTGGTGTCCATATCTCCACGACCACTAGCATCTTTTACTCTTGATTGTTGCATTTGATTATTTGGCACAGTCGTATCCTCCGTTATTTGTTATTTATAAGTTTTAAAATTTACGTTTATAGGCCCTTAATAAATTTTTTGAATAATTTAAGGGCAGTTTCTTCTAGTTTTCTGGAAGAAGTATTTTTAATTTCTCGGTGCATCTTGGATATTTCTTCTTCCCGCAAAAGGCCATTATCCCAGACCCATTGTTTTCCTTCCAAAATACCGTTAACGAACGCACCAGGTGCAGACGGATCTGCAACAATATCAATTGCAGACAACATGAAATCTGGTTGAACTTCGTTTACTTCGTTAATTTTCTTTAATGAACCCATACCTCGAGACGATACTCCGAGACGTGCTCCTTCTTCGATAAGACTCTTGGCAATATTTCCCATTGGAGTAGAAAGAATTTTTGCTCTGCCAATCACGTCATTGCCGGATTGACGCAATTCAGTAATCATGTGAGATACTCGATCTAAATTAACAGTGGGACTTGAAGGATGATTCAATTCTCCAAAAGATCGTTTTTCTTTGATAAGACTATTGGAATATCTTTCACATTCTTTCATTAAAATTTTAGTAGGATATTTTCTGCCATTACGATTTACTGTTTCGGCCTGAAGCATTATACCTTCAATGAAATGAGACTTAGGCCGTCCTTCTGTTCCTTCTTCGATTACAGATTTAACCCAGTCAAAAGATTGTTCTGTGATTAAAAGCATTTATTTCCTGGTTTGATTATTTATCCTTGTCAATATTTTTATCTTTGACAGGATCTGTTTTTTCTTTCAGTAATTTTGCTCCAAGACGTTCTAGTTCTTGTTCTAAAATTAAACCGATTCGCACACTCATCGATTCTGTTATCAGAGATTTTGCTTGATTAAATTTTTTGGTTACGATTGATTCTAATATTTTTTCAGTTGACATATGTACTCCTATTTATAATATTTTGAATTTGTGCAGGATATTGTAATAATAGTTTACTTAATTGTCTAGTTTTGTATTTAAGACCAGAATTATGTATAAAAAATTTAATCTTTGCCGCTTGAGAATCGTTAATGGTTACTGTATTTTTATTTTTAAATCTGATTCGTTTTGGTATTTTTGTGTGTTCTACTAGAGTTAAGAATTCGTAAAATCCTTCATCGAAATATTGAAAAATACCAGAATATTTAGATTTATTGGTTATTTTGGACATTATTTTTCGTTACCAGGAGATTCTCCTTCAGCTTGTTGTTGTATAGCCAGATCTCTCTGTTGTTGTTCCATTTGTTGTTGTATTTTGATTTCTCGTTCTTCTGCCATTTCCACATCCATTTGGGCCATTTCTTCGTCAGTTTGATTCAAAATTTGTTTTCTAATATACTTGTCTGAAAATAAAGTACCAGAGGCCTGTTGCATAATTCCTAACATGTCTACTTTTGTTTTAAGAATTTCCATATTTTTCAATTCATCAAAATACGAGTCTTTGTTGAATTTAAAATCAATATAATATTCTATAGATTTCCAATCTGCTGTAGTCATTATACCCTTGAGTAGACATTGCTTTTTAAGCAGATCTAAAAACAATTCAGCAAATTTCATTCTCATTCGTTCAATAAATTTAAAGAACTTGACTTCGTCTCGAGTAATCTCTCCCATTCTGCCCATATTAAATCCGTTTTGTGCCTCAAGACGACTGAGTGGAACATTCAAAGAACGAAACAATTTTTTCAACAAATAATCTACGTCTTCTAGTTGACCTAGTTGTTGTCCTCCATCAAGTGTAGTGATTTCAGTTCCTCGGCCTCCGTCTCTACGAGGAATCCAGAAATCTTCTAACATGGAATTATGATTCCAGTCATCTTTTATTTGACCAGTCTTAGGATCATAAGACAGTTTGTTTCGATATCGAACCATAAGATCCTTCATGTACTGTTCTGCCTTTTGCTTGGGCAAGTTTCCAACATCCACATAAAAGATTCTTCGTTCTGGTGCTCGAGACATTCTGTAAATTACAACTGCGTCTTCGATTTGTCGAAGCATGTTAAGAGGTCTGATTGCCTTGTGAAGATATCCCATTACTTTTTTAGTTGTTTGATCCACAATACCAGAATGAATATATGTTATAGAATCAGTAGAAATTTTAAGACCAGTGTTTGTGGTAGGAAGTAACGAATCTGCTGCCATATCTGTGTACAAAAAATGCTCGTCTATATTTTTAATAATATAAATTTGTTTTGTTTCGGTGCCTGTGCCTACAGTTTTTAATTCTTTTTCTATTTTTCTAACTTTTGTTATCTTTGTAGGATCGATTGAACGAAGTTCTTGAATTCCTTTTTCCGGTCGATTAGAGTCTATGATATTATGAAAATATAATCTGCCGTCAATATACCATCGTCTGAAATATTCGTATCCTCTGCTTTTAAAATCCAATAATTTCAAAATTCCATCGTATTCTTCGTTTATCCTTCTTTTGATGTTTTCTGAAAGTGGAACTCTGGTCAGGTCTAAACGAACGGAAGATCCGTCTGGTTCAAATACCAAACATTCGTTTACAATATCTTCTATTGCCATGTCCACTTCTGGATACAAAGACATGGATCGATATTGTTGAATTGATGTCGCGTCATTACTGTACGCAAGACCACCAAAGTCGTAAACAGAGGCCATAAGACCTCCGCTTTCTACTACATAAGTTCCATCATAAGAATCTGGAGCAACAAAAGAATCTATTCCTGATTTTGGAATAGATCCTGTTGTTCCTTCAGATTGTCGACCAAAAGAAAATCCAAATATTTCAAATGCCATACCATTATGTATAATGAATTATTTAAATAAATATATGATAATCGTACGCTATAGTCAAACTAAATTCTGCAAAACTATCGTAAGCATCGTGAGCCAAATCTATAGGACTTATGTTAGAAGGCCAACAACCAAACAATTTTGCTTGTCTTGCTAATCCGGGTCCAGCAAATCCACCGTGCGTTCCGTTTGAATCATCGCCATAATTTAATAGCCAGGGAGCGGTAGATGTTACATTGTGATTTTGTTTGTGAGTTTCTGCATCATCCATCAATTGCATCCAGTTTTCTAATTGTTTTCTAATATTTTTTGTACTAGAATCGTAAACTACCATACTCCATTCTCCAAATTGTCTTTCTCCTGAGAATTTCACTACTCGTCCTTGATATGAAACTGGAATTTGGCCGATATCAGATCCTGGCAAACTTAAAGCTCGAACATAAATTTTTTCTTGGCCTCCCCATCCTTGTCCTGCTCCGCTTGGAAAAGGACAAGTCAAAGTGTATCTGTTAGATCTGATTCCTCTAAAGGCATTTCTAAATCCTGTTAATGTGTTTGGATTTTGAGACATTATTTCTCCTTAATTATTTTCCAGAGTTTCTTAATTATTGTCCAGATTGATTATGATATAATTAATAGATCCTGGAACTTTAACTTTAACTGAAGCAACAAAAGTTTTTGCGTCTATTATATCTTGTGTATTGTTTGATTCGTCGCATATCACTTTAAATTCTGTAAGTCCTCCCTGGGATTGAATATTTTCTAATAGTCCTTCTGCTTGTAACGTAAATAATGTTCGTGTTTCTGTTGTGTTATTATTGAACAAAATTGCACTGGCAAGAGGAAGAAGTTGAGCCTTAATGTAGATAATAGTTCTTATCACATTTATACTGATTAAAGATGAAGTATCTGATGCATTTGTAATATCACCAAACAAGAAAGTACCAGATCCTTTGACACTGATGAACGGATTTACATTATTTGAATATAATCTGTCTTGTTGTGCTGTTGTTAGTTTCTTACTAAGACTAACACTATTTAATACTTGTCCTCGTTGAACTCCTGCTGGACTGACCCATCTGTTTTCGGTGGCATCATTGCGACAAATAATTCCAGCTAAATCTGCAGCAAGTGGTGTACTTATTAGTGATGCAGTTGTGGTATTTGCTGTGGAATTTAAATGTTTCTTGAATCCTGCAGTTGCTATAATATATTCGTCTGCACCACTAGGAACACTGATATGGCTACTTAATGACAGATTTCCTGTTATTCCAGCATTGACTATTCCGATAACTGGAGCTTCTGATGTTTTTAATAGGCCAACAATACTTACTACATTTGCTCCGTCTGAGTTGGAGAACGAGTTATCACTACTCCACCCAGAGTCACTGTGATACGGTTGAAAAATAACATCGTATCCCAGATCCGTAGACGCAAAATCTGTTGC